GCGCGCGCGGTTCGCATCTTCCAGTCCGCCTGCTCCTGCACGCTGGCGCCGCCGCTCTGAGCCTTTGCCATGGATACGGTGGGTCGGTAGCGGGTGACGGCCGCGTCGGTCGCCCTGCCGGTCATCACCACACGTGGCCGCGGGCCGGCGGTCGACGCTGCAGGTGGGCGGACCGCCTCCGTGACGCTGGAGACCGGGATCGCTGTGTTGATCAGCACCCGGCCGCCACCGGTCCCGCGCGCGCCCTGGCCCTTCACGATGTATTCGGCGAACCGCTCGGCGTGGTTGAAGGTCGCGTCCATCGTCGTGATGTTCTTGCCGAAGATGAGCGAGGCCGGGGCCGGGAGCCGGCCGCCCCGGGTCAGGCGCAATCC